TCCCGGCCATCATGCCCTCGGGTTTACCCCTATGGCCAGAGTTCTGGTCGTTGGAGGAGTTGTCGGCGTTGCAGGAGGAGTTGCCCAACTCCAAGTGGCAGGCGCAGTATCAACAGAATCCGGTGGGTAATGAGGCGGCGATTATCAAGCGCGACTGGTGGCAGTGGTGGGAAGAAGAGGAACCACCACACTGCGACTTTATCTTGCAGAGCTGGGATACGGCGTTTGAGAAAACTCAGCGGGCTGACTATTCCGCCAGCACGACGTGGGGGGTTTTTGACAATCCCAAGGATGGTAATAGGCCGAATATCATCCTGTTGAACACTTATAAGAAGCGGGTTGAGTTCCCGGAGCTTAAAAGAGATGTGCTCAAAGAGTACAACGACTACGAGCCGGACGCCCTGATTGTGGAGAAGAAGGCGTCGGGTGCACCGCTGATCTACGACTTGCGGGCTATGGGGATTCCGGTGCAGGAATACACGCCGAGCAGGGGCCAAGACAAAATTGCCCGTTTGAACTCCGTGTCGGACATAATCGCGTCTGGCAAGGTATGGGTGCCCAGAACGCGCTGGGCCGAAGAATTGGTTGATGAAGTCGCAGCGTTCCCGTCAGGTGAGCATGATGACTTGGTTGATGCGACCACACTTGCGCTGATGAGGTTTAGGCAGGGCGGATTCTTCCGTCTACCCATCGACGAACCAGAAGAGATTCATTGGTTCAAAAGTCATAAGCGCGAACGTTTTTATACAGTTTAAGGAACGAATATGGCAGTCAGCAAAGGTTTATACGCCGCGCCCGAAGGTCTTGACCAGATCGACAATACCGCGCCGGAGATTGAAATTGAGATCGAAGACCCGGAGTCAGTGAGTATTGGCATGGGCGGTCTTGAGATTGATCTCCTGCCCGCCAAAGAAACTGCGGATACGTTTGATGCCAACTTGGCCGAGTACATGGACGCGAATGCGCTTGACTCACTCGGCGCTGAATTGGTCGAGGACTTTGACAAAGACATTGGGGATCGTAAAGATTGGATGCAGACCTACGTTGATGGTCTGAAGTTGCTGGGCTTGAAGTATGAAGAGCGCACAGAGCCTTGGAACGGGGCCTGCGGTGTGTTCCATCCCATGCTGACTGAGTCAGTTGTTCGGTTCCAGTCAGAGGCGATGATGGAGACGTTCCCGGCACAAGGCCCGGTGAAGACCCAGATTGTTGGCGCTGTTGACCGCATGCGCGAGGAAGCTGCTGCGCGGGTTCGTGAAGACATGAACTACCAGCTCACCGAGGTGATGACTGAGTACCGGCCAGAGCACGAGAAGATGTTGTGGTCCTTGCCTATCACGGGCAGCGCGTTCAAGAAGGTGTACTTCGACCCATCGAAGGGTCGCCAAGTCGCTGTGTTTATTCCCGCTGAAGATATCGTGGTGCCCTACGGCGCGTCGAGCTTAGAAGGCGCGGAGCGAGTTACGCACGTCATGCGTAAGACCAAGAACGAGATCATCAAGCTCATGGACGCCGGGTTCTACATGGACGTAGATATCGGCGAGCCGACGCACCAGCTGGACGACATTGAGAAGCAGAAGGCCGAGGAGATGGGTCTGTCCGCGCTGCACGATGACAGGTTCCGCCTGCTGGAGATGAACGTGGACTTGGACCTCAAAGGGTTTGAGCACAAGAACAAAAAAGGCGAAGAGACGGGCATCGCTCTGCCGTACGTGATTACGGTTGAGAAGGGCACCAACAAAATCTTGGCCATCCGGAGGAATTGGTATGAAGAAGACAAACTCCACCTCAAGCGACAGCACTTTGTACATTACCAGTACATCCCCGGATTTGGGTTCTACGGATACGGTCTTATCCATCTCATTGGAGGTTACGCTAAGTCCGCTACCATGCTCATCCGTCAACTGGTTGATGCGGGCACTCTGTCGAATCTGCCCGGAGGACTTAAGTCACGCGGGCTTCGCATTAAAGGTGATGACACACCGATTGCCCCCGGCGAGTTCCGAGACGTAGATGTGCCGAGCGGTTCGATCCGCGACAACATCTTGCCCTTGCCGTACAAGGAACCAAGTCAGGTTCTGTATTCACTGTTCCAGAACATCGTCCAAGAGGGTCGGGCGTTCGCCTCCTCTGGTGATATGAAGGTCAGCGACATGGGCTCGCAAGCTCCGGTTGGCACCACGCTGGCAATTCTGGAGCGCACGCTCAAGGTGATGACGGCTGTTCAGTCCCGCTTGCACTTTGCCATGAAGCAGGAGTTCAAGCTGCTCAAGGGGATCATCGCTGATTACTGCCCCGAGAACTACGACTACGAGCCGGTGGATGCGCGTCGCTCCGCCCGTAAGGAAGACTACGACTTGGTGGATGTGATCCCTGTGTCTGATCCGAACGCTGCCACGATGGCGCAGAAGATTGTGCAGTATCAGGCTGTTCTCCAGCTTGCACAGACAGCGCCGCAGCTGTACAACCTGCCTGTGTTGCACCGCCAGATGATTGAGATTCTTGGAATCAAAAACGCGAGCAAGCTTGTGCCAATTGAAGATGATGCGGTGCCTGTTGATCCAGTGCAGGAGAACCAGAACTTGCTGATTGGCAAGCCCGTCAAAGCGTTCATTCAGCAGAACCATGAGGCGCACATTCAGGTGCACATGGCCGCGATGCAGAACCCGAAGATCATGCAGCTGATGCAGATGAACCCGCAAGCGCAGGCCATCCAAGCTGCGGCGATGGCGCACATCAACGAGCACATTGCGTTTGAATACCGCAAGCAGGTTGAGATGCAGCTGGGCACACCGTTGCCGGGTGAAGAGGCCAACAAAGAAATCTCGCCGGAGATGGCCGATCAGATCGCCATGATGTCTGCCAAGGCGTCTGCCATTTTGTTGCAGCGTGACCAGCAGGAGGCCAAACAACAGCAGGCCCAGCAGCAGATGCAGGACCCGATTGTTCAGATGCAGATGCAAGAACTCCAGATCAAGCAGGGCGAGCTTCAGCTCAAGCAGCAGAAGATGCAGACCGAGGCAGCAGCCAAGGCCGATCAACTTGAAATTGAAAGAGCTCGGATTGAGTCTCAGAAAGAAATCGCCGCCATGCAGGTGGGGGCCACAGCAGCCGCTGCGCGAGACAAACTCAAACAGCAGATGGAGTCAGAAGGTGCTCGCATGGGGATTGACGCTGCCAAACATCGCGCTCAAATGTCCATGCAGCAGCGCCAGTATGACACTAGGTCTACAAGAAAGGATAAAAATTGAGCGATCACGCACTCTTATCCGTCACAGTCAGGGAGATTAACAAGCTCCGGGACGATCAGGTATCCCACCTATCAAACGGTGGTGCAAAAAGTTTTGACGAGTATCGTCATGTCTGCGGGGTTATCCGGGGTCTGACCCATGCAGAATCCATAATTAAAGACCTCGTGCAAAGATCGGAGATGAGTGATGACTGATTTTGATGTAGCTGCGGTGGACCTTTCGGGTATTTTGAACCAGTCAGCTGAAGAGAAGGCGAAGCAACTGCCTGATCCGAAGAGGTTCATGATGCTCTGCGTAGTCCCCGAAGCTATGGAGGCGTACGCTGATAGTGAAGCGGGCATCGTGAAGTCCAGCCAATCCATGATGTATGAAGAGATACTTACCCCGGTACTGTTTGTCGTCAAGCTTGGGCCTGACTGCTATAAAGATACAACCCGGTTCCCCAGTGGGCCGTCGTGCAAGGAAGGTGACTTCGTCATCGTCCGACCAAATTCAGGAACTCGCCTGAAAATTCATGGCCGTGAATTCCGGATCATCAACGATGACTCGGTTGAAGCAGTTGTGGAAGACCCGCGTGGAATTTCCCGCGCTGCTTAAGGAGTAAATCATGGCAACAAAGTTTGGTGATGACTATGAGTTTCCTGATGAAAAGGAAACTAAAAAGACGAAGGCTGCTGCTGAAGACAACAAGCTTGATATAGAGATTGAGGACGATACCCCCGAAGAAGATCGTGGTCGCAAGCCCATGAAGGAGCCGGTGGAGGACCCCACAGACGACGAACTCGCCACCTATGACGAGAAAGTCCAAGCCCGTATCAAGAAGTTCACCCGTGGATATCACGACGAGCGACGCGCCAAAGAAGAAGCCCTGCGAGAGCGGGAAGCAGCTGAGACGTACGCCCGGCAGATTCTTGAGGAGAACAAGAAGCTTCAACAACAGCTTGCTACCGGCAGTAAGGCTTATATTGAGACTTCACAGGAAGCAGCAGCCGCTGAGCTGGTTGCCGCCAAGCGGAAGTACAAAGAAGCCTACGACGCTGCGGACCCGGACGAGTTGGCCGACGCGCAGGCGGAGATCACCCGGGCGACGCTCAAAATAGAGCGTGCGTCTGGTATGAAGCCTATTGAGGTGGAGGAGCGAGAGTTTAAAGCCCCGGCTGAAACCGCGCCGAAAACCAACCCACGAACACAGCGCTGGATAGAAAACAACAGTGACTGGTGGGGTGTAGACGAAGAAATGACGTCTGCCGCACTGGGGCTTGACAAGAAATTACAACGCGAGTATGGTCCTGAATATATTGGCACTGCCGAGTATTTCAAAAAAATCGACAGCACCATGCGTAAAAGATTTCCTGAGCATTTTGAAGATGCCCAGAGCGACGAGGAAGAATATGACCCGCCTCCTAGAAAGAGGTCAGAACCGGCTTACGAGGATGAAACCCCGCGCCGTGCAACAAAGCCAAGTTCCGTTGTGGCACCTGCCACCCGGAGCACACCGCCTAACCGTGTTCGGTTAAAGGCATCCGAAGTGGCGATAGCTCGCCGTATTGGGGTGCCCGTAGAAGAATACGCAAAACAGGTTGCTTTACTTAGAGGGAATGCATGATGGAACAGCTAACTATAAACCGCAAGAGCCGTGATTCTGAGACCAGAGTAGAAATGCAACGCCCAATGGTTTGGCGTGCACCTGAAACTCTGCCATCACCTGAACCACGGCCCGGTTGGACGCACCGTTGGGTACGTACAAGCACTATGGGTGTAGCTGATCCGGGCAACATTTCGTCGAAGTTGCGCGAAGGATACGAGCCCTGCAAAGGTGACGATTATCCTGAGCTCATGATGCACGCTGCTACTGAAGGTCGTTTCAAAGGAGCGATTGAAGTGGGTGGTTTGTTGCTCTGCCGCATCCCGTCTGAAATCTTGGTATCGCGCATGCAACAGCACGATCAAAAGAACAAATTGCAGATGGAATCAGTAGACAACACTTTCCTCCGTGAAAGGGACGCTCGATCTAATATGGCGATGATCGTCGATAAGAAGTCGAAAGTCACTTTCGGTTCTGGTACATAATTTTAGGAGTCATTAAATGGCAGCTACAGCTTCCCCCTATGGGCTACGTCCCATTAACCGTATTGATGGCATGCCCTATGCAGGTGCAACTCAGACTTTTCTGATTGACCCTGCTGGCGAGGCCACCAATATTTTCTATGGTCAGGTAGTCATTATTGGTTCAGACGGCTATCTAGCCCTTTCCACCGCCACTGGTGCCGACATTACGACTAACAACCTTGGCGGCAACGGCATCGGTGCAATCGGCGTTTTCGTCGGTTGCGAATTTGTCAATGCACAAGGTCAGGTGATTAACTCGCAGTTCTACCCCTCCGGCACAACCGGCGTGGTTACGGCTAAGGTTATTACTGACCCAAGCGTTGCGTTCCAAGCACAGCTAGATGGTTCTGGCGATCAATCAGTTTTGGGCACTAACACCTTCTTTGCCGCTGTACAGTCCACTTCTACAGGTTCTACCCGTACAGGTAACTCGACCAGCGCTTTGGATGCCTCCGTGGTCACAACTGCTGCGGCTTTCCGTATTGTGGGCTTTGTTGAGATTGAAGGCTTCTCGGAAATTGGCGACGCGTTCACTGATGTGTTGGTTAAGTTCAACCCCAGTGCCCACTCGTATTTAAACAACGTCGGCCTGTAAGGAGTTAAATCATGGCAATTTCACGCGCACAACTACTTAAAGAACTGCTCCCCGGTCTGAACGCTTTGTTTGGCATGGAGTACGCACGTTACGGCGAGCAACACAAGGAAATCTACGAGACTGAAACCTCTGAGCGTTCCTTTGAGGAAGAAACCAAGCTGTCCGGCTTTGGTGCTGCACCTGTCAAGAACGAGGGCTCTGCCATCGCTTATGACAACGCGCAGGAAGCTTTCTCTACTCGCTACACGCACGAAACCATCGCCCTTGGCTTCAGTATTACTGAAGAAGCGATTGAAGACAATCTGTATGACAGCTTGTCGGCACGCTACACCAAGTCTTTGGCTCGCGCTATGGCGTACACCAAGCAGACCAAGGCTGCTGCTGTTCTGAACAACGGTTTCACCAACTCCAGCCAGTACTACGGCGGTGATGGCGTTCCTCTGTTCAGCACTCAGCACCCAACTGTTGGCGGCACTGTTAACTCCAACACTCCTTCGACCCAAGTTGATTTGAACGAGACTTCTCTGGAAGCCTCCGTTATTCAGATCGCTGCTTGGACGGATGAGCGTGGTCTGTTGATTGCTGCAAAGCCACGGAAGTTGATTGTTCCACCTTCGCTGCAATTCGTTGCTACGCGCTTGCTGGAAACCAATCTCCGCGTTGGTACTGCTGACAACGACATCAATGCGTTGATGAACAACGGTTCAATCCCCGGGGGCTACACCGTCAACAACTATTTGACTGACAGCAACGCTTGGTTCATCTGCACAGATGTGCCTAACGGTTTGAAGCACTTTGTGCGTACACCGCTGACCACCAACATGGATGGTGACTTCGATACAGGTAACGTCCGTTACAAGTCTCGTGAGCGTTACAGCTTCGGCTGGAGCGATCCATTGGGCATGTTTGGCTCGTCCGGTTCGACCTAAGTTGAACCAGTAGCTCGCCACAAGCGGGCTATGCGAGAGGGGGCTTCGGCCCCCTTTTTTATTGTTGACAAGCCGCAAAAAAGGTGTATATTGCAGCTATTCCGGGCTTATCCGGTGTTCTGACAGTCCCGGCTGACGACATGCAGACAGAACACCTCAACTCGCATGTGAGGAAATTATCATGGCACGTACTTCTTTTTCGGGCCCAGTCCGGGCTGGCTATCAAGGCGGCACCGCTGCTGCACAACAGCCGCTTACTCCCACAACTATTAATGCTGGTACCGTAATTCCAGTTAATGAGGGAACGGCAACTTCTGGTTTTTACGCCCGTGTAATGCCAACCGTAGGTTTTGGTTCAAGCAGCTATCTAACGCCCGGTGAGGCTTTTTCTGTGTTTGGGCGTGTTCAGTGTGGCGCTCCTTTCTCTGTAGCTCCTTCTACTACTTTTAACCACATGGCTGGTACAGTAGGTGAGTTTGCAGTTATTGGCACCTACTCTAACAACGGCTTGATGGCTGGTGTGATGGGTATCATCAATACCAATACCCTGTCTGGCGATGCTGCTGTTATGGCTTTCATGGACGGCGACTCTGGTGTAACTACCGCTCGTTGCGCCTTCGGTGTTGCAATGGCTCAGACCACAGCTGGTTCTGGTTTTGAGTACGGTATTGACCTGAAGATGCAAGACCCAGTTCTTGATGGTGGTGGCCCTTCGGGCGTCATTCCTTACACCAAAGCCAACATCCGCATGGAAGATGATGTTGTGGTTATGGTTAACACGGGTGCTCCTGTTGACGGTACAACGGGCGACAACTTTGCTGGCCCCGGCTCCATGTACATTGACAGCACCGCCGGAAACTTGTATCTCCAGACAGCGGTAATTACCAGCCCAGTTTGGAAATTGGTTACTCGCGCTTCTTAATGTTGACTCATAAAGACCCAGAGGTCCAAGCCATGCTTGGGCTTCTGGAGAGCCAAAGAGATCACGCTATGGGACTCGTAGCGGCAATGGCAAAGGAAAATGCGGAGTTAAAAGCCCGCATGTTAGACGCACCAGAACCGGAGCAACAACATGACGATGCAGTATGACGTAAAGTCGTATCACAACACAGTGTCGGGCGTGGCCGTGCCATACCGCGTGCGCCTAAAAGGGATTGTGGTTTCGCCTTCCACCACTTCCAATCTGAATGTGACGTTTGCAAACAATGTCCCAGAAGCGGCCACCTACAACATTCCCGGCACTGCGGTTTGCACGGTTACGTATGCTAACCACGGTCTAGCTGTGGGAGACAGAGTTGTTCTGAATTTCCTGACTGGCTCGGCTGTACCAGACACATATACCGTTGTCACAGTCCCAACAACAGGCACATTTACTGTTACTACAGCCGTGTTAACCACCAGTGGTAATGTGACAATGTATCAGGATGTGTTGGTTGAGATTGATTGTGCTACTGGAACATCGTTCTACACACTGATCCCCGGCGAGGGCGTATTGGCATCGGTGGGTATTTATACGTTCTTGCCGTCTGCTACGGTAACAACGACCATCTTTTACGGATAGGATTGCATTATGGCCATGCAAACCGACGTCGAGTCCTATCACGTAACAACGTCTAGGACGGTGACCACCAGTCAAGTACGCCTTAAAAGCATTACGGTGTCTCCGAATACGGCATCTTTGCGTAGTTCGGCAGTGGCTGATCCTACCGTTTTTAAGACGGGTACATACGCTAGGCTTGCCGCCAGTACCACTGTTACAGTGACTATCACGGCGCACGGGTTAGAGACGGGTGATAGGGTCTTTATGGACTTCACCACCGGCACAGCAGTGGATGGGGTCTATGCAATTACCAAGACCGACGCAAACGTTTTTACTGTAATAACCGCAGCTAGTACCGCAACCAGCGGCGCGGTGACGTTTTACAGCAGCATTCTGTTGGAGCTTGACACGTACAACATCATTGGCTTGCCGGTCACCATTCCCGGTCAAGGTATACTTTGTAAAAACGGTATGTTTGTAGGCGTTGGTGGCTCAGTAACCGCAACGGTGTTTTATGGCTAAGAAAAAAGGTCCGGTTCTCTCGGTTGGTCGCGGTGAAAAACTGCCCATCTCCAAGGGGGCGGGCTTGACCGCCAAAGGCCGTGCCAAGTACAACGCTGCTACGGGTAGCAACCTCAAAGCCCCGCAACCGCAGGGCGGCAAGCGCAAGGATTCGTTCTGCGCCCGTATGTCCGGGATGCCCGGCCCGATGAAAGACGAGAAGGGTAAACCCACCCGTAAGGCGGCTGCTCTTGCAAGATGGAAGTGCTGACATGACACAGACTCACGACACAGTTAAAAACATCATTGACCTTGCGTCGGTGGTCGCTGCTATTGGATCATTCTTGGAACTCCTTACACCTATCTTTGGTTTGATCGGCGCCGTATGGACTTTGATGCGTATCGCTGAGATGGTCACAGGGAAACCGTTTTCTGAAATTATTGGGCGGAAGAAACCCGATGCCAGCAACAAGTGAGAAGCAAAAGCGGTTCATGGATGCCGCAGCACACAACCCCGCATTTGCAAAGAAGGCTGGCGTGCCCGTATCTGTGGCCAAGGATTTCAGCGAGAAAAGCAAGGGCGTCAAGTTCGGGGGCAACAAATCCCGACCTGATCTTCAGAAGGTAAACGAGCCTAAAACTCGTCAGGGTAAGACTGAACTCTTTAATAAAGGTGGTGATACTATGGCTTCAAAAATGAACCCCGGAATGATGGCAATGATGGCCAAGAAAAAAGGCACAGGGGACTCCCCAATGGGCAAACCTGTTATGAAAAAAGGCATGGACATGGCCAAAGATGGCATGAAGAAGATGGCCTCTGGCGGCATGACCAAGATGGCCAAAGGCGGCGGCATCGAGTCCAAGGGTAAGACCAAGGGCACAATGATCAAGATGAAGAGCGGCGGCAGAGCCTGCTAATTTAAGGAGCTATCATGGCAAGCAAAAAAGCAGGGCGTTTAGCAGGTTTGGCCGCACTGGCTGGTCTTGCCTATATGGCCAACAAAAAAGGCGAGGGCAAAACTCCAGACGCGGTCAAAAGCGACAGCAAAAACGAGAGCAAAAGTAAGAGCTACGACCGCGATACCGACACTGGTGTGGACGCTATGGCTTCTGACGCAGCAAAGAAACCTGCTGCGGATTTGGGCGAAATTCGTGATGAAGAAGGTAGGTTATCAACGCTTCGTCGTAACACCGAGACCGGTGAGATGTATGACCCAATAGGGTCTACTTCGGGGAAAAGCGCGGCTGCAAAGGTTGCTACCCGACCAAAAGCCCCAATTGTTTCGGCAGCAAAAGCGCCTGCCGCAAGCACCGCAATGCCTGAAGGTGCTTTCCGGGGCATTCGTTCTGAAACAAAACCTGAAGGTGCTTATCGTGGCACGCGCTCTGACTCTCAGGCTGCAAAAGACGCTGAGCAGGCAAAACTTACGAGTTCGTATAAGCCACGCAGACCGGACGTAAAACTGAGAGATGCAGACTATCAATACCCGGCCACGGGAGAGTCGGGAGCTTTTACCAATAAGCAGCTAAAAAGATTTGGCGCGGAAGAAAGACCAGAAAGCGAAGAACAAAAAATTTTTGGTAAGAAGCGCGGCGGCGTGGTCAAGAAGATGGCTTCTGGCGGCATGACTTCTTCGGCTTCTAAACGTGCTGACGGTATTGCCACCAAAGGCAAGACTCGCGGAAGGATGTGCTGATCATGTCTGATTCAAAACAAGCAGAACTTGACGCAGAAGCGCTGGCAAAGAAAGCTAGAGAAGAAGCTCGTTCTGGCGGCACTGATGCGCCACCTACGGACGCCATGAAGCAAAAAATGGCTGATGAAAAAGACAAGAAGGCAGCAGAGAAAGCGCCGACTACCAAGACTGAAATGGGCAAACGCTTTAAGTCCGGTGGTGTCACTCGTGCGGATGGCTGCATTTCTAAGGGCCACACAAAAGGCCGGATGGTGTAATCATGATGTCCAGCCGTGGCATGGGAGCCATCAACCCAAAGAAAATACCCAAAGCCAAAGCTATCAAGATGGCTGAAGGCGGCAAGGTCAATGAAGCGGGCAACTACACCAAGCCCGGTCTTCGCAAACGCATCTTTAACAGCATCAAAGCTGCCGCAGTGCAAGGCACCGGAGCAGGTCAGTGGTCAGCCCGTAAGGCCCAACTGATGGCCAAACGCTACAAAGCTGCTGGTGGCGGCTACAAAGACTGATATGAAGGCACCGCAGAAATCCCTCAAAGACTGGGGCGACCAAAAATGGAGAACAAAAAGTGGTAAAAAATCTTCTGAAACAGGTGAGCGATACCTTCCAAGCGCTGCGATTAAAAGTCTCAGCCCTGCTGAGTACGCTGCAACGACCAAAGCCAAGCGAGCAGGAAAAGCCGCCGGGAAGCAATTCGTAGCTCAACCCAAAACGATTGCAAAGAAAACAGCAGGATTTAGATAATGGCAACCACCTCCGGCGTTTCCGCATTTAACCTTGACCTAACTGAACTGGTCGAGGAGGCGTTTGAACGCGCTGGTAGCGAGATGCGTACCGGCTATGACCTGCGAACTGCTCGCCGCAGTCTGAACATCATGTTTGCTGATTGGGCCAACCGTGGCATCAACATGTGGTCGATTGAGCCGGGGACCATCACTTTCGTGCAGGGGCAGAACACTTATGCACTGCCATCTGACACCATTGACCTGCTTGAGCACGTCATACGCACTGGTGGTAACGTAGCGTCTACACAGGCGGACTTGACCATCACCCGGATCAGCGTATCAACCTACGCCACGATCCCGAACAAAATCCAGCAGGCGCGGCCTATTCAGATTTGGATTCAGCGGTACAACGCACAGAGCTCGCCTACGGGCCTGACGCTGAACGGCACCATTACCTCTACGGCTACGACCATCACCCTCAGTTCGACTGTGGGCCTACCTGCTTCTGGCTTCATCAAAATTGACAACGAGACCATCAACTACAGTTACATCTCAGGGAATACTCTGGACAACTGCTTCCGCGCTCAGAATAACACCACCGCAGCCGCGCATACCACTGGCGCAGCCGTGTACTCGGAACAGTTGCCCGCCGTCACTGTCTGGCCAACGCCTGATGGCTCACAGACCTACACGCTGGCTTACTGGCGTCTGCGCCGTACTCAGGATGCTGGCGGCGGTGTCAACGTCATGGACGTCCCGTTCCGGTTTGTGCCCTGCATGGCAGCGGGCTTGTCGTATTACCTAGCGGGCAAGATTCCTTCAGGTTTTGAGCGCCTACCTATGCTCAAAGCCCAGTACGACGAGGCTTGGCAGAACGCCGCCGACGAGGATCGTGAAAAAGCTGCGGTGCGATTCGTGCCGCGCCAGATGTTTATAAACTGATATGGGCAATAGGTTCGCCAGTGGTAAGAACGCGATCAGCGAGTGCGACCGCTGCGGGCAGCGCTTCAAGTTAAAACTGCTGAAGAAGGAAGTTATCAAGACTAAGACGTACAATTTGCTTGTATGTCCTGAGTGCTGGGACCCAGACCAACCGCAGCTTCAGTTGGGTATGTATCCAGTTGATGATCCACAAGCCCTGCGTAACCCGCGCCCAGACCGTAGCTATGTGGCTTCGGGGCTTTTGGTAAGCGGTTATTTGGGTGAGGGCAGCAGGAATATTCAGTGGGGTTGGAACCCCGTGGGTGGCTCTAGGTTTTTTGATGATGCGCTGACGCCAAATTTCTTGGCTTTGGGTGTGCAAATTGGTACAGTTACGGTTACCACATAGGAGTTAAATATGGACGCAAAGAAAGCAGTGCGGAAGCACGAAGCAAATATGCACCCCGGCAAAGCGCCGACCAAACTGCGTGCGGGTGGCAAGACCAACGCCGACATGCTCAAGATGGGCCGTGGTTTGGCTAAAGTAGCCAACCAGAAGTCGTCTGGACGGAAAGGCTAATCATGGCTAAATACAGCAAAAAAATTGGTGGCAAAGAAGTTGGTGATGCCAGCGTCTATGCTGAGCCACACACCATGAAGGGCAAACCCGTAGTTGCGGAAACCAACCCGGGCAGGATGCCAAACCACAGCAAGTTGGACACCTATAACGTGAGCCTTGGTGCCATCAGCAAGTTTGCCGGTGAGCAGCCAGCCAAAACCTCGGGCATAAAAATCCGTGGTACAGGCGCGGCTACCAAGGGCGTGATGGCTCGTGGCCCAATGGCGTAAAGCATGACATACACCGAGCTTGTAGCGGCGATCCAGTCGTACACGGAGAATCAGTTCCCAGCTACAACTCTGGCGGACGGTTCTACCGTGTCCAGCACAACTCAGATTAACTTGCTCATTGAGCAGGCTGAGCAGCGCATCTACAACTCGGTGCAGTTCCCGTCTATCCGCAAGAATCAGTTCTCGTTGATCACGGCAAACAACAAGTACGTGTCTCTACCGGAAGACTTCTTGGCCGTGTACTCGTTGGCCTTGGTAACAGGTGTTATTGGCGCAAATTTAGACACCGGCACGTACGAATACTTGCTCAACAAAGACGCAAACTTTATCCGTCAAGCGTACCCGACTCCAAATGACACAGGCGAGCCAAAATACTACGCTTTGTTCGGGCCAACGATTCTTAATTCAACAATTACGAACGAGCTGTCGCTCATCCTTGGCCCAACGCCTGACGCCGGGTACTACGTAGAGCTGCATTACTTCTACTACCCTGAGTCGATCACCACAGCGGGAACTTCGTGGTTAGGCGACAACTTCGATACGGTCTTGCTGTATGGCAGCTTGGTTGAGGCGTATACGTACATGAAGGGTGAGACTGACATCATCGGTCTGTACGACGGTAAGTACAAAGAAGCGCTGGCTCTGGCTAAACGTCTGGGTGATGGTATGGAGCGTCAAGACGCCTACCGATCTGGTCAATATAGACAGGCAGTCACATGACCATAGCCCAGACATCGACGACCAGCTTCAAGGTAGAACTGCTTCAGGCGGTCCACAACTTTGGCCCGACGTCGCCCGACACTTTTAAGATCGCTTTGTACACGGCAGCGTCAAACATCGGCCCGGACACGACTGTATATACAACAACTGATGAAGTGGTTGGCACGGGCTACACAGCGGGCGGCAACACGCTGGTCATCTCCACGAGCCCGACCTCTGGTAACAACACGGCAAATATTCCTACCGCGTTTGTCAGCTTTGCCAACACATCTTGGGCAAGTTCAACTATTACGGCTCGTGGCGCTTTGATTTACAACAGCACGCAGGGCAACAAATCGGTGGCGGTGCTGGACTTTGGTGCAGATAAGACCACAGCCAACACTACGTTTTTAATTGAGTTTCCAACCGCCAATGCCTCCAGCGCAATCGTGCGAATTTCATAAGGACCAATATGCTTGTAACGACAACCAAAGGCGAAATGGACGACTCTCTGCTTGAAAAGCGGGAGGGTACCGTGGATAATGACAACGAATTCACCACATGGGTTGAATACTGGCAGGGGGGCGAACTTGTTCACCGCTCTGCACATGTAACTTTAAAGAAGCCTCCAACTTTTGCTGGCGGCGTAGCAGCATCTATAGCATAAAGGAAATATCATGGCCAATACTCAATCAATGTGTACCTCTTTCTTGGGCGAACTGATGTCCGCTCAACACCAATTTGGTGCCTCAACAATCACCTCGCGCACCAGCTTGACCTCTCCAACTGGAGACACGTTTAAAGCCGCCTTGTACTTGGCTTCTGCTACGGTGAACGCATCTACTACGGCGTACTCTGCTAGTAACGAAGTCTCTGGTACAGGTTATTCGGCTGGTGGCGTGACGGTAACGACCGCAACAACTCCAACGGCAACAAACGCTTCTGCTACGGCGGGTGTAGGTTTTGTCACGCCATCAGCTTCGATTACTTACACCACAGTGACCTTGCCCACGGCTTTTGATGCGGTGTTGATTTATAACTCTACGCAAAGTAACAAGGCGGTTTCTGTCCATACGTTTGGCAGTCAGACCATTACAGCGGGCACGTTTACGCTGACAATGCCTGCCAACACCACATCAACCGCGTTACTGCGTCTGGCAACAACTTAAGCGGAGGCGGCGCAAGCCGTAGGCCATGTTTGGTATCTCCGCATTTGCACAGGCTCCCTTTGCGTCGTTGGGGGAAACGTTAGGCAGTGCCGCCCTGACGGGCTTATCTGCGTCTGCTGATGTAGGCTCCGCCACAGCAAATATTACGGTTGCTCTTACGGGAGTCGCCGCATCGGGTGCAGTAGGGTCTGTTGATTCTATTGTTGAACTTGCTAGTGTTGAGGCGGTTGGTTTAGCAGGCATAGTAGCACTGTCTTTAACGGTAGCTATAACAGGGGTTGAAGCCGCAGGCTCATCTGGCACAGTAATCTACAACGAGATTTATGGGACGAGCGGTGACGAGGCGATTGGTTCAGTTGGGACAGTAAGTCCAAGCATTACAAAGGAACTGACTGGTGTTTCGGCTTCGGGCGCGGTAGATGCGGTAACTTTTACTAAAACAGAAGCCTTGACTGGGGTTCAAGCGGCAGGCGCGGTTGGGGATGTAACAGAAACAAACAGTCCGACAGAAGATGGCAACCAAGCTATAGGATCAGTTGGGACGGTTACTCCTAGCGCAGCTACAGAACTGACTGGGGTTGCAGCTTCGGGCGCAGTTGGCACAGTTACCTTTATTGAGGCGTTTGAGCTTTCTGGTGTTCAAGCTACAGGTAGCGTGGGTACTGTTGGTGTAGGTGCCAGAACACTAGCACTGACCGGGGTTCAAGCCGCAGGTTCATCTGGCACTGTGCTTGCTGTTTATTGGATTTTGGTAAATACTTCTCAAACACCCAATTGGGAGTTGGTTGAGACGGATTAAGGACACATATGGCACTCGTACTTGCAGATCGCGTAAAAGAAACCGCCACGACAACAGGCACCGGAACAGTAACGCTTCTTGGCGCAGTTACGGGGTTTCAGTCCTTCGCCGTGATTGGTGACGCTAACACGACTTATTACACAATTGCAGGACAGTCGAGTAATGAGTGGGAAGTCGGGATTGGTACGTACACCTTGTCAGGCACAACCTTAGCCAGAACAACGGTGCTGTCAAACAGCGCAGGAACACAGCCTTCCGCGTTAAGTTTTTCAGCGGGCACAAAAGACGTATTTGTCACCTACCCCGCTGGGAAATCAGTCAACCTTGATGCGTCTGGAAATGCTACCGCTCTGGGAACTCCCGTCTCGGCCACTCTGACAAACGCCTCGGGTTTGCCAATTTCAACCGGCGTATCGGGTCTGGGAACCAATGTTGCAACTTTTCTGGCTACACCGTCTTCAGCCAATCTTGCTGCTGCGGTCACTGATGAGACCGGTACAGGCGCTCTTGTTTTTGCCACCAGCCCAACCTTGACCACTCCCGCTTTGGGTACGCCTTCCGCTCTGGTTGGAACAAACATTACAGGCACTGCTTCGGGCTTAACGGCTGGCAACGTAACAACCAACGCCAACTTGACAGGCGCTGTAACCTCTGTCGGTAACGCCACCTCTCTTGGCTCCTTTACATCGGCGCAACTTTTAGGTGCTCTTACGGACGAAACGGGCACGGGAGCAGCGGTATTTGCTACCAGCCCCACCTTGGTTACCCCGGCACTTGGAACACCCTCCGCTCTGGTTGGCACTAATATTACTGGAACTGCGGCAGGACTCACTGCGGGCAACGTAACTACAAATGCCAACTTGACTGGCGACGTGACTTCCGTTGGCAATGCAACAACCCTGACTAACGCGCCTGTTATTGCAAAAGTTTTGACAGGTTACGTATCTGGGGCCGGTACAGTAGCAGCTACGGACTCCATCTTGCAAGCTATCCAAAAGCTAAACGGAAATGATGCTACAAACGCCAATCTAACCGGTGCAGTTACTTCAGTTGGTAATGCAACATCTCTCGGATCATTTACATCTGCTCAACTGCTGGGCGCACTTACTGACGAAACGGGCACAGGAGCAGCGGTATTTGCCACAAGCCCAACCTTGACCACTCCCGCGCTGGGCACGCCATCGGCGCTGGTTGGCACAAACATAACAGGCACCGCTTCGGGCTTAACCGCTGGTAATGTCACTACAAACGCCAATTTAACCGGAGATGTGACTTCGGTGGGTAACGCAACGAGTATTGCCGCAGGAGTAATTGTTAACGCAGACATTAACGCATCAGCCGCTATTGTTGATACAAAGCTGGCGACAATTTCTACAGCTTTAAAAGTTAGCAACTCAGCGACGACAGCAACATCAGCAAACACCGCCAGCGCAATTGTTGCGCGTGATGCATCAGGAGACTTTAGTGCTGGAACAATTACAGCTTCTTTAACAGGCAACGCATCAACAGTTACAACTAACGCCAACTTAACCGGCGATGTAACCTCTGTTGGCAATGCAACAAGTATTGCTGCCGGTGTAATTGTCAATGCAGACATCAACGCGTCTGCTGGCATTGTGGACACCAAGCTGGCGACGATTTCTACGGCGTCAAAAGTTAGCAACTCAGCGACTACAGCAACTAATGCGAACACCGCCAACGCAATTGTTGCGCGTGATGCAAGTGGAAACTTTACCGCAGGCACGATTACCGCCGCTTTGACGGGCAACGCATCTGGTTCAGCAGCTACGTTTACCAGCACGTCACAGAACTCGCAGTTTAATTCGGTTGGGGTTGGTACAGCCGCTTCCGGTACAGCAGGTGAGATTCGTGCAACCAACAACATCACGGCCTACTACTCAGATGATCGGTTCAAAACAAATCTTGGCAACATCCCTGATGCGCTGGCTAAAGTACTGACGCTCAACGGCTTCTATTACGAAGCCAACGAGCTTGCACAGTCTTTTGGTTACGAGAAGATTTTAGAAGTCGGTGTTTCCGCGCAGCAAGTCCAAGCAGTTCAGCCAGAGGTTGTGGCCCCGGCCCCAATCGACGAGAATTACTTAACTGTTCGCTACGAGCGCTTAGTTCCTCTGTTGATTGAGGCTATCAAAGAACTGAACGCCAAGGTCACCGCGCTAGAGCAAGTCGTGGCAAAATCAACGCAAGGATAATTATGGCAAGC